TTGTACTTTGCTTAGTACAGAACTTACCGGTGGTTTATCCGGTGGAATAACGTTTGGCATGTGGTGCCTCCTTTAGAAGCATCCTATATCACGCCACTGACAAAACGCAAGCTACTTCTGGCTATCCCACAGTTCTTGGTCTGGATACCCTGGAGTACGCTGTGAAGGGTTTATGTACAGCTTTAAAGCCTCTACGATCACGTCTGTGACTGTGCGGCCCTCAATAGCAGCCTTCTCTTTTACAGCACCCCAAAGGTCGCTGGATACACGAATAGTGCGTGTAGGTGTCTTAGGTGCGTTAGGCATTGAATAAGTCTAAACCGTAATGTTCTGTAGGAAAGCCCTAAGTGAGCCTGCAGTTAACTGAACCCCACCCTTATCGTCAATCCCCTCACCATCTACTACAGCGTTTGCAATAGCAATTTTCTGCTGCAACATAGCGTGTAGACGTTCCTCAATAGACCCTTCCATTAAAAAGTCTTGTATAACTATCGACGTCCAAGTAGAAGACGCCCTACGAATTCGACCATTCCTTTGTACAGCCAACCCAGCATTCCAAGGCAAATCGTAATTGATGAGGAGATTAGCTTGAGGCAAATCCACACCATACCCGCCGGCATCAGAACTAACAAGTATGCGAATACTGGGATCAGTTTGAAAACTAACTTTAGATTCTTCTTTAGATTTAGCATTCATCTCCCCTGTGTAAGGAGTGCTAGCCCAGTTTGGGCGTAGCGTATCTCCAATAATATCAACCATATGAACATAGCTAGTAAATATAACTACTTTGTTACCTTCATACTCCCCTAAAAAGTTGTCTACATATTCTTTTAAAGCAGATAGCTTTGGAGATTTAGTAACTTTGTCTAGACGCCCAGTCTCTTTTAAATCTGCTGCGTACCCAGAAGACTTTGATGAGAACTCAAGCAACTGGGGGTGGTCGCAAAGCATGCGTAAAGCAGTCAGCTTAGACATAATCTTTCCACGCAAAGCGTCAGCACCTTCCCAAGAGTTTGCTTGCCCGTAGTGGGTAAATATGTCAAAGTTTGTTCCGTGCGACTCAACGGCTTCGTCCAAGTCAGTAAGTATCTCGTTTGCAATGCTCTTATAAAGTTTAGCGCTAGCAGAATCAAACTCAATTGAAATTGGTTCAGCAAAAATAGTTTCAGGCAAATAAGGTGCAACATCTGGATCTGACTGGCGTTTGCGAACGCAGGCTTTAGATAAAGTGGTGTTTAAAAGAGGTAGGTTGCGATAACGGTCTACACCGCCAAAACGATTGCGAACAATAAAAGTTTGGTCAAACAAATCAAACCTACCTAAAAGACTATTGTCTACAAACTGCATAATTGAGTAGAGCTCTTCTGGTTTTCCGTTTTCTACAGGTGTACCAGTAAGAGCAAACTTATAATCGCTCTTTAACTTTTTTACGTACTTGGAGCGTTTGGATCTAAAACTTTTGATTGCGGTTGCTTCGTCGCAGATAATGAATCCTGTAGGGAGCTGTCGTACATACTCCCAGTCGTTAACAACTTGCTCGTAGTTAATAATGACGTAATCAACGAGTGTATGCCCCCAGTCGAAGGCTTGTTGGTATTGTTCAATGCGCTGTTTCGGCGTTCCATCAATAACCAAAGCTGTTGAAGACTCATCGGTAAACTTCCTAATCTGATCTGCCCATTGGTATTTGAGGCTAGACAGACAGATAACTATACCTGGCTCCATTATCTTCTGTTCGTCCATAAGACGTTCTATAGCTGCAATAGTAAGCACTGTCTTACCAAGGCCAAGGTCATAGGCAACTAACATCTTGCCGCGTTCGCACATAGCATCTACAGCTTCCGGTTGATATGGAAGCAAGGTGCCAGTAAACGTCATTATTACTCCCCTACTTTCCTAACGGTCACAGGGCCGCACATAGAAGCGTAGTACTCATCTTCTCGTTTACGAACAGCCTCTTTGCGCCTCTTATATCCCCGAGTGTACTCCATAGCACCGCCCATAGAACCGCCGATGCCTTTTCCTTTAGTTACTGCAATTTTACTTCCCTTTTTAGCCATAGATCGCATCCTCTCCAAAAACAAAATGCTTTGCTTTTGCAATGCCGTACTCAATTTGTTCTCTACTCATGTCACCAATATCTTTTAATCCGCTGTCGCCGTAGTTAAAGAACCAACACTCCATACCTGACTCTTTACATTTAGCAAACATTTCTTTAGATGCTTTTTCCCCAGCTGCATCAATCCTAGGGTTATCAAAAGCAAAGATCAACTTCTCAGCTTTCCTAAACAAATCAAACTGCGCTTGACTTACAGAGGCGCCGTATGTTGCTAACCCACCTAATTGCAGCTTAGCTGAGCTGAGTTTTACTACATCTAATGGGGACTCAACTATGAGCACAGATGAGTCAATCAAAACGTCAAGACCAAAAAGAGTTAATGATTTCTGGATTCCTGCAGGTCTGTTACGGAATGTCCGGTTTGTCTGTCCCTTTTCCTGCCACCCCATAAGCTTTGAACTCTCAGCATTCCTAATTGGAATAATCCAAGCCTCTTGCTTGCGGTCCCATTTAAGTTCGTGGTTTGAAACAGCACTTCGCGTTAGCTGCCTTGCTTGTAACGCCCAGTCAGGTACTTCATCAAACACAGCAAGGCGTGCATCGCTCATCTCAATTGGACGTGGAGCAGGACCAACGTAGGCATTGCGCATCTCTTCAAGTTGTTTAGCAAGTTCTTCAAAGTCAACTTCGATCTCTTGCTGTAGCCATGCTTTTGCAGCCTCATAGTCAGGGCGATCAAACTTAGTTTTAAGTTCAAGCACATCTGCTATGAGACCAAGCAAAATACCTTTGTATCCACAGGAGAAGCAGTGGTGGACACCGGTTTCAGTATTGATTGACCAAGATGGATTATTATCTTGACGGCCAACTCGTTCTAAGTGCATCGGGCATAAACCGGTGATCTCTCTGTTGCGTTGAGATCCATCTACGCCCAGACGAAGGAGTACCTTCTCAATATCCCCGTCGCGGTACATCTAAGAAAAATCTCCAATTACACGGTACATAATTTCTGTGTACGTGGCTGCGTTTGCAGCAAGATCCTCGGGATGATGAAGCTCGCTAGACTCGTCCTCTTCTGACCAGTTAGCTTTCATATAGTTACGCAAGCCCTCTGAAAGACGGTCTACAAATTGATCTACAGTCATGTAGCCGCGTTCCATAAGCTGCTCATCTGTAGGCATCTGATACTTATTCTTTTTACCCATTTAGAGGCTCCCTATAATCAATTGGTGTTGGTGCTGTGGCAAGTGCGCCACATAAAGAACACTCCATATCTAACATGTACAAAGAGATTTCTCCCTCTTCAAACATTGCTTGAACCTTCCATAGTAAAGAGCCGCAAATACAAACTTCTATAGGAGCATCTTTATCTCTTAAATCTAAACTCATAGTAATGCTCTTTTCCGTCGTCTTAGGTTCTTCCGGTCTTGAGGAGTTGTACCGCCCCAAACACCATCCAAACTACTGTCCGACATAGCATACTCTAGGCAAGCAGTAGTCAGAGGACAGCTTTGGCATACAGCCTTTGCCTTGTTCACGCTCAGACGGTGGTTGTAGTCCTCAGGAAAGAACAACTCTGGATCCTCTGACTTACATAATTGAGAGCCATTAAATGGTGCTGATCCCAAATAAAGATCCATACTCTTCAAACTTCCCTTCTTCCCAGTCCCATAAGAGATCACTTGATGCCGGTCCACAGTTACGACTTGCAACGATACGTAGTTCACGGGAAGTATCGTCTTCTTCATCTTGTTTTTGTAATCCTAAAATAACATCTGAGTCTTGATAGAAAGATGATGAGTAACCAATTGCATCTGCTGATACTTGGCGCTTCTTCATCTTCCATAACAAAACCTGAGTTGAAATAACAATAGGAATCTTCTTAGCCATAGCAAGTTGTTTAAGACCACGAGTTATATTTGTAAGAGCTTGAGGACTGTTCTGCTCCCCAGTAATTTCATCTACCATCAGATACACACCGTCCACAAACACAATGTCTGGACGAAGCTTGTCGATCTTTGCAGCAAGCCCGGTAACAGTCATTGCAGATACTGCATCTGTTAAATAAAACTTGTGCATTCCTTCCATATCTTCAAGAACCTTTTGATACCGAGCCTCTTCTTCTTTAGTCAGGGCCCCGCGAATCAACCGGGAGTGGGCAATGTGGGAACGCATCGCATCGTGTCGATGTTGCTGCTCAATGTTGTTCATCTCAAAAGATTGGAACAAAGGAACAAAGCCATCGTTGTGCACGTTGACTGCAACCTGCAAAGCAAGAACTGACTTACCTGTTTTAGGTGGAGCAATAATTGTAATTAGCTGGCCAGGTTGCAAACCAGCGGTTGCTTGATCAATAGTTCTAAAGCCAGTAGCAATACCTAACAAACCGTTTGGACGAGTCTTTACATTTAGATACTCATCAAATCGTTGAATAGCATTAAGAGTTAAATCAATATCTGTTGTCTCACGAGAACCTTCATCAAGAAGCTTTGCTACTCCCTGATTTAATACTGCAATAGCAGTGTTGTGATCTCCCGAAGCAATTGCTTCTGATGCATCTTGTACAACCGTAATTGTGCTTTGACGTTTACGGTATTCAATAAGCTGATCTAATAAATAATCAATGTTGTCTTCTACTGCTAACAAACGATATGTAGGAAAGTTATCTAGAACAGTAACGCCAGTAGGAACTTCTTGATACTTAGTCCAGTGTTGACGAATGAAACGCCACACTGCTTTGTTCTCATCTACAAAGAACCAGTCGTCGTTAACACCGGCCTCTAGAAGAATAGAAATATCTCGAGTTCGTACAGCGCGGGAGAGAAGCCGTACTTCGTTATCTGCTGCCACTACAAACCCCCCATTGCTAAATACTTACTGCCGTACCTTAGACCCCTAGAGGGTATATCCACAACCCCTTTGAGTTCTGGACGATAGGGAAGTTCTCCCACTAAATCTGCTACTGAGTTATACCTGTTTACGTAATTAAACGGATTAGTACCGAGGTTGTTTAAATCCTCAAGAACTTCTTCCATCTCTTTCTTTGAATAACCAAAGCCAACTAACTCTAATGTGTATCCGAACTTTTCGCCAAAGCGCCAGAACAAAGAAAGAGACTGACGGTTGTAACTGCTCTCTTCTCCAAAGACAGGTATCCCCAGAACTTTCTTGAGAGTGGGGGACCTGTCAAGAATGCAATCTAAAGTTACTACTACTCGGAGAGGAACCTCGTTTGAGATATCCCCAC